GAGTTACACAAATGTCAAATCGTTGGCCTATTAAAGATAAAGATGAAACGCTAGATTATAGTGTAGATTGGTCACGCTTCCTTGGCACTAGAACAATTAGTTCTGTAGTATGGAGTGTAAAAACAGACGAAAGAGCTAAGACTGTACTAGGAGCAGGGCAAACATTAACTACAGCATCAAGCAGTGCTGTAACAGATAATATTCAAAATGCTTCGCAGTCAAATACTTCTACTGTCGCTATCATTAATTTAGCCGGTGGCGTAAATAATAGAGAATATACATTTACTTGTTCTATGACTGACAGCACTAGTAGTGTAGCAGAACGAACAATTAAAATTAAAATTAGAGAGAAGTAAACATATGGCATACAACTTTCTTGGCCTAGTAAATGACATTAACAGACGATTAAATGAAGTTGAACTTACTTCTTCTAACTTTGCTACTGCTACAGGCTTTTATGGTCAAGCAAAGGATGCAATTACCGCATCTATACGTTATGTAAATCAGTCACAGTATGAATGGCCTTTTAATCACGTAGAGCAAGAAGACACACTTTCTGTAGGTGTATCCCGGTATCCATTTCCAACTGACTGTAAATTAATTGACTTTGATACTTTTAGAATTAAAGAAGATACTACTCTTGGAAATTCTACAGTTAAACTTCCTATCATTGTTTATGAAGAATACCTTGACAAGTATATAGACCAAGAGTATAATAGTACTAGTACTTCCCAAGGCCAAGGAGTTCCACAACGTGTGGCACATGCTCCATCTCTTGAATATATTGTAACTCCTGTACCTAATGCTGCATACCCAATAGTTTATGAATACTATCGTATACCTGTAGATATGGCATTACACAATGATGTACCCGCAATTCCAGAAAGATTTAGACACGTAATAGTAGATGGTGCTATGCACTATGCTTATTTATTTCGTGGCAATACACAAGATGCACTAGTTGCAAAAGAGAAATTTGAAGATGGCATTAAAAGTATGCGGTCTATGTTAATCAATCGTTATTCTTATTTACGCTCCTACTTAATCCCGCAGAATACAGGTGGGGGCAATAGAGGCAGCGCAAGGTTCCCACGTTAATGGACAAATGGCAAACTTACCCAGTAGAATTTCGTGGTGGTTTAATAACCAATTTAAGCCCTTTACAACAGGGTGTAAATGCTCCGGGTTCGGCTCGTATTCTTCGTAACTATGAACCATCTGTAGAGGGTGGCTATAGACGCATCGAAGGCTACTCTAAATATGATGACGCTATCATACCACCATATAGTGCTCCTGTGGTACACGGTGATGGGCAAAGTGGTAAGACTTTAATACTTGGTGCTATTCACACTAGTCCCGGAGCAGGTGACGTTCTTGCGTTAGCCGGAGGAGCAATAGATGGTGCAAGTCAAACTGGCACAAGTTTAAATGTAGATGGGCTAGATGTTCGTCCTTCCGCAAATGATACGTTTACAATTGCAGGCTCTTCAGTAGTACATACAATAAGTTCCGCAACTGCTTTATCGGGAACTGACTCTACTTTAACTATATCCCCTGCTCTTCTAACAGCACCTGCAGATGGAGCAGTACTATCTTTTAGGTATAGTGTTGCAGTTAGTGGTGCAGTTTTTGATGCTACCAATAATAGAGTAACACTTACTATTCTTCAAACCATGATAGTTAATCCCTCAAATGCAGATGCTGTTACTTTTGTAAGTACTACAGCTAACTATAAAGCATTAGGTGTTGCAGTCTGGGAAAATAAAGCAATCGTAGCTAAGAATGCTGATATATTTAAAACATCGGGTTCTGGTTTTACAAAGATAAATGTATATGACTATGGTACTACACTTGTAAATGGTGCAAGTCAATCGGGTAGTTCTTTAGCAATAGATGGTATTACCGGAGTACCTCAAGCAGGTGACGTATTTAAAATTGCAGGTGTGGACCTTGTATATACTATAACTGCTGATGCAACTGTATCCGGTGGGGGCGGGTCTACTCTAGCAATTAATCCAGCACTGGCTAGTAGTCCTGCTGATAATGCAGTAGTTACTTTTATATCTGTAGCTACAGAAAATGCAGTTAAAGCAAGATTTGCTAGATACAACTTTAATGGCACAGAAAAAATAGCAATAGTGGATGGCTTTAATCCTCCTGCACTTTATGATGATACAGATTTTGTTGCTTTACCTGCTGCTCCTTCCGACGTACTAGGTGCAACTCACGTAATTGAATATAAGAATGCTTTGTTTTTTGGTAAGGGGCCTATCTTATCATTTACAGGGCCATTTATTGACAGCACATTTGAATCAGGAGATGGTGCAGGGTCAATTAATGTAGGCTCTGTAATTACCGGGCTAGCAGTTTTTCGTAATCAGTTAATTATATTTACGGAACGACACATTCAACAGCTGACAGGTAGTACTCTTTCAGACTTTAAGATGCAGCCTATTACTAAAGACATTGGTTGTCTTGATGGTGATACAGTCCAAGAGATTGGCGGAGACATAATGTTTCTTGCTATTGATGGCTTAAGACTTTTAAGTGCTACAGAACGTATTGGTGACTTTGGCTTAGCTGCAGTATCAAAGCCTATTCAAAATAACTTTACTAAGTTCATTGCTACTAATTCAACTTTTACAAGTTGTGTAGTCCGGGAAAAATCACAGTATAGAATATTTGGATTTTCTGATACACTTACACAAGAAAACTCACAGGGCATAATAGCCACGCAGTATGCGGAACAAGGTAGTGCAGGAACAAGTTTTGCAGAAACTCGTGGTATTCGGGTAAGTGCAGCAGCTAGTGAATATAATGCTGCTGTAGAATTAGTAATTTTTGCTAATGATGATGGCTATCTTTATCAGATGGAATCAGGAAACAGCTTTGATGGTTTAAATATTCAAACTACTTTTGCTACTCCACATTTATCTATGCAGGACCCACGAGTACGTAAAACATTTTATAAGTTATTTCTTTATACCGACCCCCAAGGTAGTGTAAACTTTGACGCAAGTTTAAAATTAGATTTTGATACGCAGGGTACTATTCAACCTACTCCGGTTACGTTTACTAATACTGAAGGTGCTGTAGGTTTTTATGGAGAGGCCGTGTTTGGAACAACAGCCTTTGGTGTAAAGCTACTAAAACTATTTGATACGCCAATTGTAGGTTCCGCATTTGCTGTATCATTTCAATTTGAATCTGATGGTACAGACCCCCCATACTCACTCGATGCATTGACAGTTGAGTACGCAACTCACGATAGAAGGTAAAATTAACTATGGGTACAAGCTACACTCGTAATGATACGAGCAACAACATTGCTGATGGCAACATTATTAATGCAACAGACCTTGACGGCGAGTTTGACGCAATTCAATCTGCTTTTGCAACTACCGGACATACACATGATGGTACTGCTGCAGAAGGTGGCCCTATTACTGTTGCAGGTCCTACCCAAGACCTTGTTGTAAGTGCTACTAATGTTAATCCAAAAACAACAAATACGCTTGACTTAGGTACTTCTTCTCTTCTTTATAAAGATAGTTATTTACAAGGTGTTATGTACTTTAGGGATACGGGTCTTAAAGTTTTATCAAGTACAGATGGTCAGCTAGATATTGATGCCGATGCTGAACTAGAACTTACCTCTCCTATAGTAGATATTAATGCTTCAACCGGGCTAGCATTAGATGGTGCTAATCTTAATTCTGCATGGACAGTAAACACAAATAATAAAATACAATTTAGAGATACTGGATTGTATATTAACTCTTCTGTTGACGGACAGTTAGATATTGTAGCAGATACAGAAATACAAATTGCAGCTACAACAATAGATATCAATGGTGCTATTAATGCTAGCGGAGAAATCATTGCTGCATCATTAGACATTAGTGGAAATATTGATGTAGACGGAACTACAAACTTAGATGTAGTAGACATTGACGGGGCCGTAGATATGGCGACCACGCTTGCTGTTGCGGGTAACGTAGATTTTAATGGTGACTTAGACGTAGACGGCACTACTAATCTTGATGTTGTTGACATCGATGGTGCAGTTGATATGGCTACTACATTAGCAGTTGCAGGAAACGTAGACTTTAATGGTGATTTAGATGTAGATGGTATTACTAATCTTGATGTCGTAGATATTGATGGTGCTGTAAATATTGCTGCTGCAACAACTGTCACAGACGCAAACAAAGTACAATTTCGTGATACTGCAATATACTTAAACTCTAGCACGGATGGGCAACTTGATATTGTAGCCGATACAGAAATACAAATTGCTGCCACAACTGTTGATATCAACGGTGCTGTAGCATTGAACGGGGCGATTACAGGGGCAACAAACATAACTTTGAGCGGTGAGCTTGATGCCGCAACAGGCGACTTTAGTGGCGATGTAGATGTTGACGGCACTTTAGAGGCTGATGCCATTACTGTCAATGGAACTGCTCTAGCAACTGTTATTGCAGGTACAACAGTGACTAATGCAACTAATGCTGCTCACGTTTCTGTAGCCGATAATGAATCTACAAATGAAGAAAACTTAATTACTTTTATTGAAGATGCTTCTGCTACAGGTAATGTAGGATTAGAGTCTGACGGGGACTTTAGTTATAACCCTAGCACTGGTACAGTTACTGCTACAGTATTCAAGGGTAATGTAGATGCAGTAGATATAGATGTTGATGGTACTCTTGAGGCTGATGCTATAACAATAGGTGGAACGGCAATAGCTTCTGTATTAAGTCCAGTAGCAGGTTCAAGTAGTATTGTTACAACTGGTGCATTAGACGCAGGGTCAATTACCTCTGGATTTGGCACAATAGATAATGGTGCTTCAGCAATTACAACTACTGGAGCATTAGGGGCAGGGGCAACAACCGTAACAACCTTCACCTCCACAGGCAT